TATATACTATCGAAGCCGGGGAGCTTGTGAGTTCGGAACGAAACATCATAGGAATTATCCCCATTGTGGAGTTCCGGAACAATCGAGACAGACAGGCGGCATTTGAACCTGCACTTTCTGTCATGGATGCAGCGAACATTTGTAATTCAGACAGGCTGAATGATCTCGCACAATTTGTCCAGGCAATTCTCTGGTTACACAATTGCCGTATTTCAGACAGTCAGGAACAGAAGCTTCGTGACGCAGGGTTCATCCAGACAAACACCACGGCAGACGGAAAGGAAGCTAAAGTTGCGTATGTGTCCGCAAGTCTGAATCAGTCAGAAACACAGACCATAGCGGATTATCTGGACGCACAGATTTTATCCATCTGCGGAGTGCCGGGAAGAGATTCCGCTTCCGGTGGGAACACAGGAGCCGCGATCCTTCTTTCAAACGGTTGGCAGCTTGCGGAGACTCAGGCAAAGACCACGGAGGTTACATTCTCAGGTTCAGAGAACGAATTGCTCCGTGTGATCTTGGCAATCATCCGCAACACGGAAGGAATGCCGGACGGCTTACAGACGCTGCATCCGTCAGATGTACTGGTGAAGTTCACGAGGAACAAGACTTATGACCTCGTTTCCAGAACAACCGCACTTTCTAATCTCATCAATCTGGGAATTGATCCGGAAAAGGCAATTTCCGTTGTAGATATATTCGATGACTCACAGCAGGTTACGTTAGATTCCAAAGACAGAATTGATAAGATTCTGTTCAAGGTCGGTCAGATGGCACAACAGGCCATAGCCAACACACAGACAACTCCGGTTGACGGTGTGAAGGGAGCCGATGACGTACACGCAGAACAGGGAACAGAGAACGATGCCGCTCAGTAAGTTAAGTTTTGACGAACTGAACAGACCGGAATACGAAGAATATTTTTCCAAAGTTCGTGTTTCGGAAGAAGAGAAGCAGAAGCGCATAGAAACGGCTTTGCAGATTGAGGAAGCGGCGTTGTTGGGATTCTCGACCGTACAGTATGATCACCAGATCAACCAGATGATTAGTTGGTTGAGTTTACAGAGGGCTCTGCAGGAATCGTTCAGGAAAGTTGCGAAACAGTATGTTGATGACGATTTCATGGAAAATCACGTGAGAAACACGGCGTTGAATATCGCACTCACAACTTACCAAAATCTACAGGATAACTACTCAGAAGACAGTTATTGGTTATCTAATGATAGGGCTGTAAGTATCGCAAAGACAGAATCAAGCGTGATTCTTGACCACACAGAGTATGCCGAAGCCAGAAGAAAAGGCTATAGATACAAACGATGGGATACGGTAATGGATGGGAAAGAACGCGAGACTCACGGAGAAGCAAACGGGCAGATTGTTTTGATTGATGAGCCGTTTGAAGTTGGAGGATGTCTGATGATGCATCCGTGTGACGATTCCATGGGAGCAGGAGCAGATGAGATAGCGAACTGTAGATGTTCAAGCACATATCTGAAATAATCGCCCACAAGGGCGTTTATATATGCGCTAGAGAAAGCGCAAAACAAATATCGCAATATAGTGTAGAGAAACACTTTAATAACGCAAAGGAGAATATAAATGGCAGACGTTAATAACGATGTGAACAATCAGAGTACAGACGAACAGGCTCAGAGTCAGGATCAGAATCAGAATGACAAAAATAATCAGTCTGTAGAGCAGATGCTTGCCGAGGTGATGGCAGAAAACAAACGACTGAAAAAGGCCGTAGACAAAGCCAGTTCCGAAGCGGCGAATTACAAGAAGCAGTTCATGAGCACGAAATCAGAAGCCGATAAGGCGGCGATCGAGAAAGCCGAAAAAGACGCAAGTCTGAGAGAAGAGCTTGAAGAACTTAGGAAGGAGTCTAAAATCAACCGATTTAAGGCGAATTTTTTAGGTTCCGGGTATTCGGATGATCTTGCACAGAAAGCGGCCGAAGCAATGTATGAGAATGATACAGATGCGTTGTTCCAGTTGCAGAAGCAGTATTTATCCGAACATGACAAGGCAGTCAAAGCGAAGCTCATGAAAGACATGCCGGCACCTGCTATAGGAAATGATGATAGCGTCTCCATGACGAAAGAAGAGTTTGCAAAGCTGGGATACATGGACAGATTGAAACTGAAACAGGAGCACCCGACCGTATATCACCAGCTTGCCAAATAGTTTTTACCGACTATCCGCTTAGAGGGTAGCCGCTGACCACTAAAAGTTTGTGGTAGAAAGGGATTCACATGGCAGCAGTAGATACTATTAATGGAACTTATCTTGCTTCGTTGTTTGACCCCGAAGTAATCGGGGACTACATCAACAACAAACTGACGGACGCGATTAAGCTTTCGCCGCTCGCAACCACTTATAACAACCTTGTAGGACAGCCGGGAGACAAAATCAAACTTCCGTACTACAACTACATCGGCACTGCCGCAAAGGTAGAAGAGGGACAGGATATCCCGATCAAGAAACTTGCTGAGCAGACCAAAGAGGTGCAGATTGTAAAGTACGGCATCGGTGTTCAGGTTACTGACGAAGCCGTTCTCTCCGCATACGGTGACACCATCGGACAGGCAACCTACCAGATTGCGCTTTCCATTGGTTCCGGCGTTGATGACGCGCTGTATACCGCACTTTCAGGAGCAACTCTGAAAGCATCCAACACGTCTGCAATGTCGGCAGATGTAGTAGCAGATGCACTTACTCTGTTTGGTGAGGACATTGATGGTGAAAAGGTTCTGCTTACAGACCCGACAGGATATGCGGTTCTGAGAAAAGCGAACGGATGGATTCCGGGAACAGAAGTTGGTGCGAACATGATTATGTCTGGCACTGTCGGAATGATTCACGGTTGTCAGGTTGTTGTCTCCAACAAGATGAAGGGTAAGAAAGCCGCTTACATCGTTAAGCCCGGCGCACTTGCAATCTACACCAAGAGAGATGTTCTGATTGAGACTGATAGAGATATCATCAACAAGTCCACAGTAATTACGGGAGATAAGCATTTCGCTACCTATCTGCTTGATGAGAGCAAGGCAATCGCTATTCCGATTACAGCAGGAGCATAATTTATGGGTATGATGATTCGAAGGCACAAAACCGACAAAAAGCCGGTTGAAAAAAAGCCCGTTGAAAAAAAGCCAGAACCGCCCGTAAGACGGACAAGAAAAACAAAATGAGGAGGTGTAGAGGATGGATGAACTGAAATCAGCCGTGAAAGAAATCTTAATTGCATATCTTCCAGATGAAGCAGAGAATCCCATCCTCGACACTCTTGTAAATAGGGCTGTCCAGTCATACCAAAACTATGTGAACTATCCTCCGGATATGGAAGAGACAGACATAGAATCGGACATGAAGGACAACCTGTATTGCATTTCCGATCTTGCTTTGTATGCGTTCAACAAACAGGGCGCTGATTTCGAATCCATGCATAATGAAAATGGTGTTTCAAGAACGTATGAAGGTGAGGGTTCGATTTTCACAGCACACGGAGTATTCCCATACGTGAGGGTATGACATGAGGGGTTTGGAGATACAGAAACAGAACGTATGGTTTGTCGAAAAAACCACAGACGATTCTATGTATGAGGCCACAATCACATACAGTAAGCCGGTAAAAAAGCGTGTTTCTGTATCTGCAACCGCCAGTATGCCGGACGAAAATTACGCCGGTACAGTCCCTTCATACGACAGATACATCACTTGTTTTGACAGAAAGTTCTCTCCGAAAGAGGGTACACTTCTCTATGTTGATGTAGAACCGGAACTTTCAGAAGATGGGAGTCTTGTTCTTGATGAATCCGGAAATCCGAAAATCGAAAACGACTATGTTCTTGTGAGTCGGATGGACACGAAAAAAGGCACGACAGCTAAATATGGGATAAAGAAAAAGAGTGAAGAAAATTAAAGTCTCTCTCACAACCGAATCTTTACTGGATGCAGCCAGACAGATTGACCACTATTGCAGACAGCTTGATGATAAAAACAAAGAGTTCGTCCGCAGACTTGGTGAAATCGGTTTGAATGTGGTAAATACCACAATGCAGAGTGTGCCACCTGTAGACCGTGGTGAATATACAGCAGAGGTCGTTGAACCCGTTATAGACGGAGATCACATGTCAGGCATAGCTTTGAATCTCTACGGAGATCAAATCATGTTCATAGAATTTTCATCAGGTGTCACCTTCGGTCAGACATCGTTCCCGAATTTACCGGATGGGAATTCCTACGGTGACGGGATGGGAACCGGAACATTCCCCGGTCAGAAATACGCGTACAGCCCCATCGGTTGGTGGTACAAAGACCGCTGGGGACAAAGACAGCACACGTACGGACTCAGAGCCAGCATGCCAATGTATAAGGCGGATGTTGAGATTGTCCAGTCCATCCGAAGGATAGCAAAAGAGGTGTTCGGATAATGCCATACATCTTAAACATAGATCAGAAAAAGATCGGTAATGCGTGGTCTAAATATGTTAACGCAAAGACCGGGATTAAGCATTTCGGCGGGATACCGAATACCGGGAAGAACGCCCAGTACCCATACGGGAACTTTCAAATCATCGGGAGGCCGACAAATTCGTTCGACCTTGAAAACAACGAAGATTCTGTTGATTTAACTGTACAGACAGATATTATGGTATCCGATTCAGGTTCCAACAACCGGGTTGATAACACGCTTTACAGTGGAGACGCTGCGTGTGCTGAGTTTTTCAACAGCCTTGGCTTTCAGAGAATGGGCAACTCGGCAGTCACATATTCCACAACAACCGGGATAAAAATTATCACAAGCAGATTTATCTTCCGGAATTTTACCGGACAGTTTCTAAAAGAAATATAACCATTTACCGTATGTGCGCTTGAAGCACATGCGCTAACCCGAAAAAGTTACGGGAGAAAGGAATACACGATGGCAGAAGGAACTACTACAGCAAAAGCATATTCTACTATTGGAACAATCCTGAAGTGTGGTGGCACACAGCTTTGCAAAATTAAAACATATCCGCAGCTCGGCGGTTCTCCGGATCAGCTTGAGACTACAGACCTTGAAGACGAGGCGCAGACCTTTGTAGATGGTGTTCAGAAGATGGATGCTATGGAGTTTAAGGCAAACTATACTCCGGAGGATTATGACAAGGTTGTGGCGGCGAAGCCGGCAGCCGGTTCTACTAAAGAGTATGAGCTTGACTTCGGTAATGCCGGAGCAAACGGAATCTTCAAGTGGTCTGGCACCCATAATGTATACATAAATGAGGGCGAGGTAAATGGTGTTCGTGAGATGACGATCGCTTGCACTCCCTCTACAAAAATCACAAAGGGAACAGCCGGAGCGTAACCAATTAAAGGAGGAAACGATAAATGTACGTATTTCATGTGAACGATGATGATTATAAGGTTAAGTTTGGTTACGGGGTTTTGTACAAATCAGACCTGATTGATCGCGTTGTAAATGTAACATCAGATACAACCAATCCGGCAGAATCCATCAAAAACGTAATCGGACTTACTGCAGAACTGCTTCTTGCTGGATTACAGAAAAACTATTCGGATGAGTTCGGATATGAAACAGATGAGGAAAAGGAAAAGCAAATTCTAAAAGTCTGTGATCTCATCGATGATTACGAAGATGAATCCGATGATGGGAAGAATGGATTCACGTTGTTTAATGACCTCCGTGAAGAGTTGGAGAAGAATGGTTTTTTATCAGAAATTCTCGGAGCGACGAAGGAAGCGGCGGCGAAGATGAATTCAACCGTAATCCCTATGGATCACAAAAGGGCTGGTCGGAAGAAGTTATAACAGAACTTCTTCCGTACGCTCTTTCCATCGGAATTTCCAAAGAAATTTTTGATGATTCCACTCCGAATGACTTGAAGCCGTATTTCACAGCAGAAGAAATGCGACAAAAAAGGAAAGACAGCGAGAATTGGTATATTGGGGCATATGTTTTGAACGCCGTATATGTTGCCGTGTCAAAATGTCTTGCCGGAAACAAATCCAACGCAAAATACCCGGAGCACCCGTTCTCATTTCAAGAAGAACAGGCGAGGACACTTGGTGACGCTGAAAAATTCGGAATGTGGGTGTCTGCATTTAACGCAAACCGAAGCACTCAGGACTGATCGCCTTGAGTGCTTTTTTAATAGGTGAAATGTATGTCAGATAACACAATTGACAGATTAGGAATAGAAGTTGTATCGAATGCGAAACAGGCGCAGCGAGCCCTAGAGGGACTTTCTTCTGCCATGAAACGTGCTGCGAGCGTAGCCAGCCAGTTTAATCCCGCGGAGCGTTCCGTTTCAAGGTTCGGAGCTGGCCTGTCCGCACTCAGTAAGATCAATCTTGGGAGCACAATTTCTCAGCTTAGAGAAATATCGAAGATTGACATATCAAAGCTGGATAAGACCGTAACTATTGACATTAAGTTAAAAGGTGCGGACGAAGCGAGCAGACTCCCACAGGCTATCCAGTCCGCAATCAATAATACAAAGATAGATTCAAAGAAAATTACGAATCAGATTGCAAAGGCGTTCCACATCACCGGAGCGGACAAGAAGGAAATCCAGTCAAATATGGATTCCCTTGTTTCTTCGTGGGCGAACGGTGTGTCAAACTGGAAAACTGTTGAACGTATCCCGGAAATCGTCATGCATTCCGGTTCTGTTGCGCGTGCAGACTTTGATGAATCTATCAGTGGGATGCGTGAGGAATACCAGCAGTTCCTTGACTATATGAACTCTCACCAGTTCAGAGTCGGAGCAGGGACATACGGTTCTGAGTGGAATGAGAAAGTCAATCAGACCGGAATGTTCAAATACTTCACGAAGACAAATAAACAGGTGGGGGAACTTGACGGTTCTTTCCGAGAGTTGGAACAGATGTTTCCTACTATTTTTACTGCGGATGATGCGGCTGCACAGACGGAAGAGGATCAGCTTGACCGGATTATTGCAAAGATCAACGAAGCGCGGGATGCAGTAAGCAAAAAGCCTATATCCCTGTACTCACAGAAAGACCAGGATGATATCTATGGAAAATTTTTTCTCGGTTTTTTAGATGATGCTAAAAGACTCAGGGGACGAGTAGATAGCGAAAAACAGTCTGCGCTCGCAAGCTCAGAGGGCAAAATTCCGATTGACGTACAGATTGATGAAGGCCACATTGAAACACAGATACAGCAGGCTATCACAAAAGCCACAAGCCGCAAATACGCGCTTAACGATATAAACCTGACTGTTAATACGTCCAATCTCACAAAAGGCATTACAGACGCTTTAAGCGGCATCAGCATAAACAATCTTTCCGGTGTTTCAGACAACGTACAGCGGTTAGCTCAGAGCATAGGCACACTGAACACTGTATCTCTCAAAGATACCGGAATCACTCAGTTTACAAATGCCCTCACCAGACTTACAAACTCTAGTGCGACCGGATTTGATACATCGGTATTAAATTCCATCGTATCAACCGTGCAGACTCTTTCCGGTATGGGTGATGTATCTGCAAACATAAACCGTCTGATCTCGGCACTGGCAAGACTCGCTAATGCAGGAAATAAAACTCAGGCTGTAACAAGTGCTTTACCGGCACTCGGAACAGCACTCAGCGGAATTATCTCCACGATGCAGAATACATCGTCACTCCCAGAAGAGATAAATTCTTTTGTTTCTTCTCTGTCGAAACTTGCATCGTCCGGAAGCAAGACACAGACAACAGCAGATAATCTGTCTGTACTTGGTGATGCTATTGTGGCACTCGCTGAAAAGTTAAACAGTATGCCACAAATTAATGCGAGTGTGAATCAGTTCGTATCTTCACTCGGACAGCTTACGTCAGCAGGAGCAAAAGCCGGTTCCGCAGCAAGAGGGATTCAGAACGCTGTAACAACGGCATATTCCGGTAAAGGTTCAAATCAGTGGAACGCGATTACGCAGATTGCCGATGGAATTTCCAACAAATTTAATACGGCGATGAGACAGACCGTATCGATCGCCCGTTCTGCAAAATCCAGTATGGACGGGTTCTTTAGCAGTCTCAAACTTGGAAATTCGGGAATCAATTCGATTTCTGCCGGAATTAAGACAATGATTGCTTCGATGCTCGGATTTCAGGGCATTGTAAAACTGTTCAACCTTGGAAAACAGGCTATCACGTGGGGCTCTGATATCACAGAGCTTGAAAACGTTGTGGATGTAGCGTTCGGAAATCTCGGTAAAAATTTCACTGATCTATCAGGAAAGATTTATGAGTTTGCACAGGATTCTCAGCAACAGTACGGAATCTCAGAGATAGCCGCCAGACGATATACCGGAACACTCATGAGTATGT